GTGTAGTATGCTTCAGGATTTCTATCTACTGAAAAGAAATCAGCGTTAAATCCTGCTGATCTTAAGGTTTGAATTGAATCAACGGAATTATGAACGAATATTCCAGCGGATAGTCCAAAATTATGATATTTTGGCACTTCAATATCATAAACATCTTCATATCCATAAAACTTAACTGAAACAACTCTATGATTTTCTTGTGATTTATAATTTCTAAATCCTCTATTACTTATCTTCGTATATAAAGGCATTAGACTATCACCTTTTTGTAAGTCTTTAACCATTTTGTAAGAACCATTTTTCAGTAATATAAGATGTTCAGGAGTAAAATGGATTTTTTCACCATTATCTATTTGAACTTCATAAACAGGAACTTTAATCCCAGTCTTTATCACTGCTTTACATAAAGCAGGGACTATTTCATTTTTATTTAAGTCGTATGAATAGAGCCATTCTTCTGAAGTAATTTTATCTATTCTTTTATCTGTTCCATTAATTAATCTAACTTTATTACTCCCTAAATTACATTGCCAGCCATCAAAAGTGACTTTAGCAATATTATAACCAATATCTTTTAAGCGATAAATATACTGTCTTACTTCTTCAAATTGGATTTCATCTTTAGCGGTTTTTGCTTGAATGCGAAGCATAAAATCAATAAATATTTTAGGTCGTTTCTCATTCTTACCTTCTATACTTTTTGCTTCCTGCCAACCAGCGAACTTACCCATACATAATCCTGCACAATCTCCTTTTCCTTCTTTATTTAGTCCTAAATCAATATGAATAAAACGTTTATCTGAATCATAATTTTTCTTGCTTCTTGAATTAAAAAACCATTCATGAAAATCGCCTGTTCTAGGATCAATTGGGTGCTCACGATTATAGTTAGCAGCTCTAGTAATAACATCTGGATCATTAAAGAAGCCTTGAATAGCCATAGAAGGTTGTGCTCCATAGTCACGCATAGCTAGTTCAGGATTTTGTCTAAATTCATCTTCATATTCAACAGGAACCATTATTCCTGACATATTAGGGAGGTAATTTCCTAAATCAAATTTTTCTCCACTAAAAGTTTCCGGAGGCATAACTTCCCAGAGAGCAGCTCTTCTTCTAAAAACTTTTGGATTATCTTCTGATTCAGTAAATTTCTTTTCAGCAAAATCATATACATAACGAGGGGAAGTAATAATGAAGAGTTTCCCTTTAGAGAAGAAACGAGAACGAATACGTTTTTTAATCTGATTGTAAGATTCTTCAGCATAGTCCTTTTCTTTTGTGAGAGTATGGAAAGAAGCCTCGTCAATAACTGCTCCAAAAATATTATAACCAAGAGGAGCTTCCTCATTAGAACCTAGAGGTAGGATAAAGAGATTCTTAGGCAATCTAATTTTAGATTTAATACGAGGATCGGGTGGATAAAAAGTCTGAAACCATTTATTATTATCTAACCGATTTTTAATCTCACCAAAAACAATATCTTTAGCTTGGTTAAATGATTTAGAAATATTGATAAAAGCAATTTTCGTTCCTTTAGCAAAATGAAAGTATTCTTGTGGATTTTTTAAACAAAGAAGGCGATAGATGATATAAACAATCGCCATTGAGGATATATACGATTTACCCGAACCAATGCCGGCTATATAAAGAACTTCTTCATATTTGCCTAAATTTTCAAATTGATCCCAATTCTCCCAATTATCAAAAATATCTATTAGAAGTTGTTTATTGTAAGGTCTTGGTGCGTCTTGAGCTTCAACGAAATTAGGATTTTCTAGGAATTCCTTCATTGTTACTGGTTTGTGTTGGTATTCCGGGTGGCTCACTAGGAATTCCATCGTTTCCAGTTGACTCTTGTTTGCGCTTTCCAAGAACTTGACGAATTGCCTTGATAAGTACATCTCTATCCTCCTTACTTAATGTTTGAACTTCAGCAGCAAATTTAGCTATTCTTGTTTCTGCATTAATATTAACATCTAAGGCTTCAGGAGAATTAACACCTTCAATATCCGCTAATCTATTTAGAATAGAAAGAGCGGTATTAAGAAAACTATTTTTAACTGCTCCTTTAGCATTTAAATATTCTCTAATAGCTTGCTGATAAAGAAATTTTAGTTTATCAACTATTTCAGCACGTTTTTCAGGAAATTCAATGTCTATTGCAGCATCTTCTTGCCTAATATATTCAATATCTGCCCTAACTGTTTGTTCAGAAACAGGAACTTTAATTGTTTGTTTTCCAATTTTAATACCTTTTTCTAAAATAAGAACAATTTGATGAGGCTCATATCCCATTCTAAATAATTCTCTAACTTTTCCCCTCCTAATAGCTATTTTATTAACATCTTTAGGAGCAATAGCCTGAGGAATCGAAGCCAAATCAACTGCTTGAGGCATTTGATTAATGATTTTATTTTTTGGTGTTTTTCTTCCCATGATGTGCTAAATATTCTAAACAAATAGTAATTAAAGCATCAACATTATCTTCTTTACCTGTAGTTTCTAAAGCATCGTTGACTATTTTCATTTGCTTAGCGGTTAATATTAATCTAAATTCTTGATCCTCGCCTTCTTCTTCATCGTCTAAACTAACACCTTCGTCCCCTAATTGATCAAAATCATATTGAAGAAGGTTCTCTAAACCCGTTTGTTCTTCTGTGGTATAGCCAAGTTTCTCTTCTAATTCTTCCATTGAATAAATTTCATGTAGTTGGTGAATCACTTCAGCAAGTTTTAGAGTATCAAATTCTCCACGCAACTTATTCATATTGATCGTAGAAATCATTGCTTCAGGAAGATCTTTATCTAAGATAATTGCGGGTAATTCTGTATATCCACCAGCTCTTTGAGCAGCAATTAATCGGTGTTCTCCATCTATAATTTCATATTTTTTGCCTTCTTTTTCAGGAATATTACGAAGCAAAAGAGGTTGTAAAAATCCTTCTTCCTTAATTCTCTTAACTAATTGATCTAAGATATTTTCAGGAACAACGTTAGGATTATATTCATTAGCCTTAATTTCGCTAATTTTTACAAGTTTAACCTCGTGATGATATTTTTTTTTTATTATTTATTCTTTCCATTTAATGCCTCTTGTTTCCCATACTCGGGTTACAAAAGTTTCTAATTCTTTAAATATAATAGCATTTTCTAAAGTTCTATTTTTATGAGCTCCTTTAGAATTTAAAAAATTACCTACATTTGCTTTCTTTATTCTATCAAGAATTCTCTTGTCTTTATACCATGTAGATTGAATTTTAAGATTTTTTTTATCAAATCGATAAACTGCTCCAGTTCTACCTCCTAATATCCAGTTAGTATTATCAACTGAATAAAAAGGATAACGAAGCATTAATTCAAAATCACCAACTCCAAAACCATGTACTTTAACTTTTGTTCTTATCATTTTAAAACATTTATCTAAATGAAGAATCCTACGAGATCTAGGAACTCCTACAAGTCCTCCTAGGGCAATATAATCATATTCTTTAATCATTTTTTCTAATTCTTCATAAGGAGAACCAATATGAAAGGTTGCTAAAGGATGTAATCCTTTACTTTCTAAATATCTTTGATTTCTTTCTGTTCCTTTAGCATCACCAATAACATCTAAATTAGCATAAAGAGTTAAATATTTATTATATTGCTTAATAAAAGCTGCATATTCATCAATATCAATTTTAATCTTACGTGTCCAAGCAGAAAAAGCTCCTGAATCTAGAAAAATGTGTTTATCTAAAAGTCCTTTTTCTTTGTGCCAAGTAATAAATTCTCCTTTACCTTTTTTATTTCTAAAAGTTAAGTAAGATTCAAGTAAATAATCAAGGCCAGCTTCCTTAGCTTCTTTAGCATAGGCTGTATATCCTGCGAAGTATAAGTGCATATATTTTTAATCATGATTAATTAACTTCAAGAACTCATCACGAGCTTTTTCAGTTGGATCCCTAAATACTCCCCGAACACAAGAAGTAATTGTCCATGACTCTCTTTTTTGAATTCCTCGCATTATCATACAATAATGTCGTCCTTTAATAACAACCCCTACTCCTAAAGGTTTTAAGTGATACATTATTGAATCAGCAATATCTACCGCTAATTGTTCTTGTAAAACAGGTCGCTTAGCATATAACTCTACTAAACGAGGAATTTTTGATAATCCAATAACTTTTCCTTTTGGGACATAACCAACATGAACAATCATTTCAACTGGTAATAAATGATGAGGGCACATTGAATACACATGAATATCTTTAATAATAACCATTTCATCATTATCAGAAGGGAAAGACTTTTTAAATAATTTATCTTCTTCTTCTCTAAGATTGTTTAGACCATAAAATATTTCTTGATAAGCACGTCCTATTCTTTGAGGAGTTTCAAGAAAATTAGGATCTTTAAGATCTAATCCTAAAGCCATTAATAAATCTTTTGTTGCTATTTCTATCTTTTTTTGATTAATCATTTTTTTCATTTACCTCCCATGGATAAACAATCCATTGATCGGTATCTTTTATAAAATAATCTGGTTTAATAACTGGTTTATTACTTGATTTATAGTGCAAAGTAACAATCTTACTATTAGGATACATCTTTTTTACTGCTAATGCGGTATTTCCTGTATCTATAACATCATCACAAATAAGAGTTGGTTTATCAGAAGTTCCTTTTTTCATTATTTCCATTCTCTTTCTTTTATTTCCGTAATAAGAATGAATAGAAACTGTTTCTATTGGAACTGCTTTTAAAAATTGACTTAATAATCCAGCAACAAATAGTCCACCGCGAGTAATAGCAACTATTTGTTGATACTCAACCTTATCCTTTTCTAGTTTTTTAGCAAGACATTTACAATCATTTTCAAAATCTTGCCAAGTATAAAATAATTTATTCATTAATGAAAAGTTATATTATTGAATTTCGAAAGACAGGTAAAACAATTTTCGTCTTCTATAAATTCAACTAATTAATTAAGATTTATTTCCTCGATATACTCCTGTTTCATCTTCATATTCAGTTGGGTCAGGAACTTGAGCAAGCTTAAAAGCTTCTTTTCTTTCAACATCTGTTCCACATCTTCCGCAATGTTTTTTGCCTCCTTTGTAGCATGACCATGTTAATTGATATGGTACTCCTAACTGATAACCTAGTTTAACAATATCTGCCTTAGTTTTGTAAACAAAAGGTGCTTTAATTTGAAAATCTTGCTCAATAAATCCTTCATTAGCAATTTTAGCAAGTATTTCTAAGATATCGATAAATTCAGGTCGGCAATCAGGGTAGATTACGTGATCACCTGAATGAACACCAACGTATATTGCTTTAGCTTTGATATTAACAGCATACCCAATAGCAACAGCATACATAATCATATTACGATTGGGTACAACAGTTAATTTCATACTTTTCGCTGTGTAGTGTTCTTCAGGGACATCAATTGCCTTATTAGTAAGGGAAGAATTACTTATTAATTCAGTAATAGAAGTTAAATTAACAATATAATGTTTTTTAACTCCTGCTAATTTTGCTAATTTCTTAGCAAAGTCTAATTCTTTCTTATGTCTTTGTCCGTAATCAAAGGAAATAGCATAAAGCTCAAAACCATCAGCTTTTGCTTG